AGACTGAATTCGCTTACGTGTCGAGCGGGCGCATCGATATGTTTATCGATGAGGCGTTGTCGTTTGTCGGCAAGCATTGGTTTGAGCGTGACTACCAGCCAGCCATCATGTTTTTCGCCGCGCACAATCTCGCGCTCGAAGAAGCTGCCGCGCGCGAGATACCCATTGGCGGTGGTGATTGGAACGACAGTGACAGTGAAGTTGGCCCGCCCACCACAGTCAAAATATCCGAGGTCACATCGGTCAAGGTCGGCGACACATCGATCTCGCTTAGCTCCTCGCGCGACACTTCGACAGGAACGATAGGTGGTGGCACCGGGGGAGCCGGTGGTGGTGCGACGTGGACTGACTCTGGGTTGACTGAAACGATCTACGGCCAACGCTATCTCGATCTGCGGCGGCGCTCCAATCCCGAGATCATTGCAGTGATACCGAGGCTGTTCTGATGATCATCCCGGTGGCCAAAGCAACAAACGCATATTTTTCGAAAACTTCTGGCTGGCAGAGAATGCTGGAACGTATCGTAGAGGCGTCAACGGGTCCGAATGCGGTCAAGGTCGGTTTTCCGCGAGGCACTGATGACAACATCATGTTGCGCGCGGTGGTGAATGAGTTCGGTGCGGTCATTCCGGTGACTGATGCGATGCGCGGATTTTTCTGGGGGCGCGGTGCGCACATCTCGCAGGATGTGATCGTGATCCCGGAGCGCCCGTTCATGCGCAATGCAATTGCGACCAATTTGTCCAAGTGGGAATCCCAGCTTTCCGCAGGCGCAGTGGCGATCATGAAAGGTGTCTCGACTGCGGAGATTGTGCTGGAGATGGTCGGGCTGGGCGCGGTCGCAGACATTCAGCGTTCAATCGATGACATGAATGACCCGCCCAATGCTCCGCTGACCGTTAAGTGGAAAGGTTCAAGCAAGCCGTTAGTCGATACCGGGCAGATGCGCGCGGCTGTGACTTACATTGTGACGTTCTCGCCTGAGAGTGAACCTTTAACGGCGGCAGGCTGATATGAGCGTATTCGACAAGCTCGCACTCACACGCGTGGCCGTCGATCTTTTGTCAGTGGCCGGTGTGCTGCATCGATACAACGCCGGGCATTATCTCAACGGGCGCTGGATCGATGAGGAGCCAGTGGCCATGAACATCAGGCTGGTGCATCAGCCCAGCAGCGGCGAAGATTTGAAGCGCGTGCCCGAGGGTGAGTACACCGAAGAAATGCGAACGGTGTGGACAACGACAACGACGCTGGTCACGGCGAACGAGTCAGCCGGGATTCGCGCCGACGAGATCGAGATCAAGAATCGTGGTCGGTTCAAGGTCATCGTTGTGATGCCGCGCCACGAAGGAAAGTACACACGAGCAGTATGCACGCGGATCAATGATCGACAACGCAGTCGCTGAAGAAGCTATGTTCAGCCGGTTACGCGCATTTTTTCGCGCGGCCTACGAGCTTGAGATTATTTCCGCGTACCCAAATGCACCGCGTCCTGTTGGTCCGTACGGCATGCTCAACCTGATCAACATGAAGCACATCCGCGACACTGGCTGCCGTGTCTATGAGGAGATCGAGGACAGCGACAGCGACTATGGGCAAGGTCCGGTGGTCGAGCGGCGCGGACAGGAATGGGATTGGACGTGGTCGGTGAATGTTTATGCTCGACAAGCAGCAGACATCGCGCGCGTCTGGTCTACGGCTTGTGTTGGCTACCCGTGGCAGTATCTTCAGACGACACATCTGGCTCCATTGGCTGTGCGCTCAGTGTCTGTGTTGCGCATTTTGCCGACGATGGTGGAGGCTGAGTTCGAACGTCGCGCCGGATTCGATCTGACTGTTCATGGAATCGCGCTTGATGGATTCCTGATGCAAGTGATCGAGCGAGGCTCGATCATCTATCAAAGGGCCGACGGCGGGCAGTATCCGTTCTCGTACCCTCAGAGCCCACAGTATTGATGACCAGTTGCGCTAGTCGCCCAACACCGGGCAACGGAGGATATCATGGTTGCCAAGCTTCCTATCTCGCGTATCGTCAGCGTGACTGTGACGCGGCAGGACCGGTTTCCAACCCGAGAAGGGTTTGGGACGCCGCTGATTCTTGTGCCGCTGTCATTCGCCTCTGACAGTGACAGTGCGTCGTACCCCATCAACGCAACGGTTCGGACCAAGGTCTATGGTTCGATGGAAGAAGTCGCGGATGACTGGGATGCCGCCGACAGCGCCTATCAGGCAATGCAGGTCGCGTTCTCGCAGAACCCGCGCCCGCTGCAAGTCAAGATCGGCTACATCGATCTCGACTCGCTCGGAGATGCCAATGCGCTGACCGACGAGCTTGATGCGGTCTACGATTACGATGGCGACTGGTACTGGCTGTTGCACACGGAGCAATTCCGCGATCTGCCCAGCATCGACGCCATTATCGAGTGGACCGAGACGAAGAACAAACAATTCCTCACCGACAGCAACGACCCGCTGATGGTGCAGAAGATGGACACCACCAATGTTGCCGCGCGCAACAAGGGTGGCGCTTACGAGCGCACATCGGTGTGGTGGCACAACAACCCGGAGAAGTATCTCGCCATCGGTGCGGCGTCGTGGGCTGCGCGGCGCAATTTCGATCAGGTCAATACGGCGTACACGCTCAAGTTCAAGCGGATCGCGACGATCAACGACATCAATCTCGGATCGGCTTCGGTGCAGGCGATCACCGGCTTCGTGCCTGAGTTGGGGCTCGACCCGGACGAGGGCCATCTCGCCAACACCTATGTCAACATCGGCAGCCTCGATATGGTGGTGGAAGGCAACACGCTCTCCGGGGCGTTTGTCGATGAGATTCACACCGCAGACTGGCTGATCGCGCGCACGCAGGAGAGCATCCTCGCGGTGTTGGCGAACAATGCGCGCGTCCCGTACACGAACACGGGCGTGCACATGATCGTGGCCGCGTGCGAAGCAGTGATGCAGCGCGCGTTCGTCGCCGGTCTGATCGCCGACGTCGAGGACGTGGACACGGGCGAGTTGCTCCCGGCCTATGACTTCGAGGTCGAACGTGTCGAAGAGATTCCAGAGGCACAGCGGCGTCATCGTATCGCACCCGACATTCGGGGCACGTTCCGGTACGCTGGCGCTCTGCACTACGTCACCGTCCACTACACGATGCGCTTCTGATCGGCACGCACGTCATCAACCGAAGAACGGAGGTTTAAGTCATGTCGGTTTCTTGCAGTCTCAACAACTACAGTTTCGGCGGCGTTGCGCTGATCATCGATGGCCGCGAGGCTACGGGCGTGTGGGATGGCGACGACGTTGTCACCATCGAGCCGTTCGAAGATACGGCGACAGTGATGGTCGGCGCTGACGGCGCGAGCATTCTCTCGTTCGTGCCGGGCGAGCGCGTGCGCCTTACGGTCAAGCTTCAGGAGTATAGCAACGCGCACCACTTGCTCCAGAACAAGCTCAACCGGATCAAGAATGGTCTGGTGGCCCCGTTCGCGATCTCGGTGCGCGACACGACCAGTGGCGAGGGCGGCAACTCTGCGCACGCGCAGATCATTCGCTCGCCGACGCAAGCCTATGGCAAGAACGCCACGAGTCGCGACTGGGTCATGTTCGGCCAATGCTGGACGTGGAATCCCGTGCGTCGTCCGGGATCGGCACCCGAGAGAATCTACGACAAGCCCATCTGAGCCGGTGGCTACGCAATGAATCGGAGGCCAGTGTGGCCTCCGATTGAGACGACAGTGAACACAGTAAGAGGTAGTCAGTGGCCACAGCAGAGAAAAAATTCGGCGAAGAGACATTCCAGACACGACATCTCCCACCAACAGAAGCACAGCGTTTGCTGCTGCGAATCTCCAAACTTGCCGGGCCGCTGATCACCGAGGTGATCGCGGCCATTGCCTCGTTGAACCCGGACCAGCAGGCACGCGACAGCCAAGCGATTATAGCGTTTGGAAAGTTTCTCACAGATGTCGATGCCGACGAGGCTGAACAACTGGTGCACTATCTGATCTCGCAAGTGAAAATCAAAAACGTGCAGCACGGCTACTACGAGGACATCGTGTTCGATGTTCACTTCGCAGATAACCTCATACGCGCATGGCAAGTTGCGTGGTGGGTATTAGAGGTCAATTACCGAAGTTTTTACTCCGCAGTCGGGGAGAGCGGTCTGTTTCGGGCAACTCTCTCGTCAGCGAAGGTGAGCTAGAAAAGATCGCACCAAACATTCACGACATGATGTTCCTGTGGCGACCGGTGATGTCGGAGCCGCCATTGGCGAAGTGGCTGGACATGCTGGGGCATGACCTGACTCTCGATGATGTGGCAGACATGAACGAGGCGCTCGATTTGAAAGAAGAGATGATGCAGCGCGTTATTGCAAAGCAGCGCGGGGCGTAGCCATGGCTGTGATTGAAGAACTTGTTGCCTTGCTGGGGTTTCGGACTGCCCCCGGCAGCAGGGAATCTGTGCAGGATTTCCAGCAGGACGTAAAGCTGACCAAGGAGCAATTGAGGGATATCGAAGCGGCTTCCAAGCAGGTTGCCGCTCAGATGACCCAGACGGCGAAGCAAACGGCTGCTTCACTGGCTCAATACGAAGAGATGGGTCGTAAATTCGGCGGCGGGATTCGCACCGCATTCGAAAGCATTGTGACGGGTGCCAAGCGTGCAGTGACGGCTGTTGCAGGCTCTGTACTCGGTGTCAATTTGTCGATGGCTGGTATTGGTCTTGCGGTGAAGCAGACCACTAATGAATTTGACGATTTGGTAAAAACGACAGAACGCATCTTCGACAAGGGAAAGGCCAAGCAGGGTTTCCGCGAGTTGCAGGAGTGGGGCTACATCGCCAAACAGAGCGGTGGGTCGATTGCTGGCCTCAATTCTGAAATGGAAATGCTGACCCAGCGCATGGGTGAGGCCGCGCGCGGGTCCGGTCGCGCGACGGCAGTGCTGAAGTCAGTCGGCATGCGCGCGACGATGATCGGTGAGGACGGTAAGGTTCGCGCCAAGACCGCCACCGAGATGCTCAACGAGTTGGCGGTCAACTTTCAATACTGGGACAAAGCAAAACAGCTTGATGTTGCCAGCAAGCTCGGCCTGTCGCGCTCGACCATCACGATGTTGCAGATGGGCGGCAAAGAGCTTGATAAGCTGAAGAAGGAATTCCACGAATACAATTTGATGATGGACTGGGATGCGGCGCAGGGTGCCGTTGTTTTCAATGACCAGCTTACGAGATTGGGTGATGCCGCCAAGTCGCTGAAAGATCGTCTGGCCATGGAGCTTGTGCCATGGCTGCGGTCGTACCTCGATATGTTTCAGAAGTGGTACCTCGCCAACCAGAAGATCATCCGGCAAGGGATCGTGCAATGGGCGCACAATCTCGGACAAGTGTTCGACAGCATTTGGTGGGGACTAGGCAAGATTGTCACTGCCCTTGGTGATCTCAGCCGGTGGCTGACCCGCATGGGCATGCACAAAGGCTGGCAGATCGGGATTGTCGGCGGCTTCCTTCTGTTGCTCGCTCTAAGCAATCCGATAACGCGCATCGCTACGGTTATAGCTGGGTTTGTTGCGGCGCTTGATGATCTGCGTGCGTATTCCGAGGGACGCAAATCGATCACAGGTGCTTTTCTCGACTGGCTGGATAAAGTACCCAAGACATCTTTTGTCGGCATAATCAAGGAGGCCTTTGCCACACTCAAGCAAACATTCACGGATTTCAACAAAGACACAGGCGAATCTGAGAATGCGTGGCATCGTTTTGTCGATGCCATTGAAGAAGAGAACGAGTTGCCGGGTTGGCTCAACGCACTCAGACTAGCATTAGAAGCTATAAACCTAGTTTTATCTGGAATACTGAAAACTTGGCTGTTACTAAAAGGTTTATGGCAACTCAGACAGGCATCGGGGGGAGAAGCGCGAACTCCGCACGAGATCGCGGCTGAACAAGTAGCAATAGCGCGCGAACAGCAGCGTGTAACAGCACTTCGTCAACAACAAGGGCCCGACTTTGTTGGGCCGATCCAGCCAGCACCGTTGGAGGATTGGCGGGTCGATTACAAAAAGCCTTGGTATCAGAGGCTTTCGGAGGCGGTAACGCCGAAAGCATTCCATGCCCAACCCATGCCACCGTCTGATGATCCTGCTGTCGAAAAATATTTGCGCGAGTGGTACGAGCGGGGCGCAGGCGTGCGACGTGGAGAAAATCCGCCTGCTGTCGTCCCAACATTGCCACCACTGACAGACCCGAAAGCAGTTGTACCTTCAGAATCTTGGGGAAGCTGGTGGAAGAGGGGCGGTGGTTTGCTCGGTCCTAAGCCGGGCTCAGTGCCAGCACCCGGTTCGCTGTCAACCGACATCAGCGGCGCTCGGCGCATGCGCGCTGGCACGCCCGCAGCGGACGCTGAGCCGGTGGTCGAGGCCATTGAGGATCAGACCATCGAGCAGGAAGGCTACTTCACGAAGGTCACTGACAAGATCGAGGAATTGATCCGCGCGATTTCGGGTGAAGCTGGCGCTCCCGGCGGTCCAGATTCAAAAGGCAGAATGCCCGGTGATCCCGGTTATTCAGGGCCGGGCGGTCCCGGCAGCCCCGGTAATGGTGCAGCACCAACCGGTGCACTTGCGGATCGTATCGCAACCGCCAAGGCGGCGATGGAAGATCAACTCATCAAAGAGGGTGTGCCAGCGGACAAGGCCAAAGAAGGTGCCAACTTGATGGCCGGTCAGGCCATTGCGGAAAGCTGGCTGAATCCAAATACGGTGCACGACGCCGGGACTGGCTACGGCATCTACGGTGCGCGACTTGGACGGCGCAACAAGATGTTCGAATGGTTGAGTGCCAACAAATTTGGGCGCGATAGTCTGGAGGGGCAGTCGCGCTACATGATTCACGAGGCGATGACTGATCCGACTTACGCACCGTCACGAGCAGCGTTGATGAGCGCGGACCCGGCAACTCGCAGAGCGGCGATGTCGATTCTCACGCGCAATTTTGAACGCCCGGCGAAATGGTGGCAGGACCGTACTGAGCACGCTTTCACTGCGGCTGCTGTGGCAGAGGGACAGGCTGCGGTCGCTGGCACAGGGGTCAGCGGAGGAATGGGCGTTGGCACGTCACCCACGGCTGCTGGCATCGTCAACAGTCGGGTAGGACAGCGTTGGGGTCGCTTTCATGCTGGCACAGATTGGAAGGGTGGAGTCGGCACGCCCGTCAAGGCGCGGTTCGGTGGTGTGATCCAAGGTGTCAACGGGTACGGCGATGTCACCGTTAAAAACGATGACGGGTCGATCAGTGTTTATCGTCATATCTCGCCCGAGGTGAGCAGAGGACGTGTTGAGGAAGGTCAGCAGATCGCTACAATTGGACCAAGCGGGCCGGGCACAAGAGACAGAAGATCAACCGGCGCTCATCTGCACGAAGAGTTATTCAGGAACGGTCGCGCCATTGACACGGCTGCGCTGGATGCGGCGAAACGAATTGCTCCTCCCGGTTCTGGTTGGAATAATCCAACAGCAGTAAACAATTTCGGTGCGTGGCAGGCGCAGTCAGCCGGAATGCCTGCGTGGGCGCGCGGTGGTGCCAACTCGATCATCAACGCACCGATCACGATCAATCAGAACGTCACTGGGCAGGCGTCCGCGCGCGAGGCTGCGGACGCAGTCGGTGGTGCGCTCGGCTCGACAATGGACAAGCGGGATGATCTCGGTGGTGTTGAGCCGCAACCTGACAGCCAATGGAAGGGCGCAGCAGGAAATATCGATTCGCAG